TGTCAAGCCGTTTAATTGTCTAGCCTGTTTTCTTAATTCAATAAGGGTACTCAAAGTTAAATTAATGCCGTCAGCTTGCCCTGCTGCATGTATCCTATCTTCTCCTTTGCAGTCTTTACTTATAGCAAGCATCCAATGTTGCTCCTGCAATTGCTCAATAACTTTTAGCACTTCGCTCCAGACAATGTTCTTCCCTGAAAAGCCAAAGGCGTCTTTTTGATTTTCCGTCATTGTTGAGATACAGGAGTTACACCAATCCGGCCAATCTGCGCGTTTTGCTGTTGCATAACAGACATCTGAAGGCTCTTAACGTAGTTCTCAAAGAGCGCCTTGAAATTCTCATCCTGCTGGAGAGCCGCCTGCGCTTTCGGGTTGGACTGAAGCACCTGCTGCGCGTATTGCAGCTTGGTCTGTGCAGCCGGATCGTTCTCTTGGTAGAGCGCCTCGTTGCCAAGCAGCATCATGCCGATGTCACTCTGCACGTCCTTGAACATCTGCACGCTGGCTTGTTGCTGGTTGAGGATAAGTTCAGCGGCCATCTCAGGCGCGATAGCCTGAATCATCATCTCGGTCAGCCGTGTTCTGTTTAACACACCACCAGTGTCCAACTGGGCAACCTTCGTGAGGAAGTCAATCTTCTGCGCGATGTACTCCTTGTCCATGTCCATCACGTCAAATCGGACGTTAAGGTCGAACTCGTTGTGTATCTCGGACAAGTTCTGCGGCAACTGACCACCAGTCACGCGTATGATCTCCTCGGGGCTCATGTACTGGCAGCAAAGCGAGAACATCTGCCGATACACACTGCGCCAAGTGAGCAGCCAGTTGTTCACAAGGAGCTGCTGGAGCATCTGCGTCTTCACCGGCGGCACAAGCGCGTTCACCGTACCGAAGTACGCGGCATGATTAGCCTCGACACGCTCGATGAGCTTAAACGCCACCGTAGGTTCACGGGCCGGAGGCTCCATGAAGCTGTAGTCGGTCGGACTTACGACTGGAAGCTGGACACCCGGGCCAACCTTGTTAATAGCTCCGATTCGTTTGACGACTTTAATGGGGGGAAGAGTCGAGAAGGCAGTATGGTCTCGGATGGAATCGTGCTGGGCTTTAATCTCGTCCTGGTCCGTGTGAGCAAGCTCAGGGAGACCGCGAGTATCAGTGATGGCACGACGAATGCACTCACGACGAAACTCCACAAACGGATACTCTCCGTGCGCGTAGTCCAGTCTCTCATGTATAGCATAAGAGATTCTTTCTTTGCGGTGATCCACGGCTGCTTGTGGACAAATGACCGTGTAGTAGATGCATGGTGCTTTTCCATCGAGACTCTTGGTGTAGCAGTACACCACCTCAATCATGTTCTGGTAGTTCAGCGCATTGTATACAAGAAGCTCTGTAGTCGGCAGGATGTTCGTGTTGTACATCGTGCTGCTTTTGCCGGCCATCTGCACGGCCAGTTCCACCCAGTCCTTGTCCCAGCCTTCTGTCGTGATCTTCTCGCGGATCTCCACTTCACTCATCCATGTGCGACGAAAGATCACACGCGAGCGTTGCAGATCTGCCGTCTCAGGCGGGAACAAGATCTCGTCCCACGGTTTAAGCGCGACAATCTGCGGCAGGTTGCGGCTGACATATTCCTGGTCATACGTTGCTCGACCAGTTGTCGCCATCTCGTTCACCATGCGGGACGCCTCGGAGGCATCGAGTCCGGGAATGGCAGCTTGAATGACAGCAGCAGCCTGTTCGGGCGCATCGAGAATCATCTGCGGCAGTTCAGCAAGCACGGAACCCTGCGCCTGCGCGGCCATCTGGAACAGCTCCTCAGCGGTAATCTCCTGTGTGCGCTTGCTGATGTTCTGCTGCCAGCCCACAAAGAACGCACTCCAACCATACTGTAGGGCGTACTGGGCGGCAAGTTCAGCTTCCTTTCGCAACTCCTGCGGCATTTTGGCGTCACGAATCCAGTGCAAAAGGTTGGTCGCAATGCCGCTTAGGGGCGCGTCATCGAGTGTCACGCCGGACGCTCTAATGGTTGCACGCTGAAAGGCGGTCACTAGCAAGGCAGACAGTTCGTTGCAAGACGAATCGACAAGCCGGTTGCGAACGTCACTCGCCCCCTCAAACGGCCATGCCGGGTCACCCTCGTTGCGAAGGTTGCTATGCTTCTTGCCGTCGTCACTCTGGCCTGCCCACCGTGCAAAACGCACATCATCGAACTTGATCGTCAGGTTACCCTGCGTCGAGTTGATCATGGCACGATTGTATTCGCTCAACAGATCCCCAACGTCGGGGACATTTGTTGCAATAGCCAGAGGATCTGAAGAAGCTGAATACATAGAAAGATAAAGTTCAATAAGAGCCGCTTTGAGCCATTTGCCTCATTTGCTTTTCCCATTGTTCACCGCCGAAGTATTGTGGCTGCATAACCACCATATATCCTAAGGCGTCAATTGGATCTTTACTAGCACCTTTTTGTCCATCTTGTCCAGTCCATTCCTTTAAACTGTAAATCAAGTTCTGACAACGCTCATGCACCATTAACTTGGGATGGTTTACACCTTTTTCCATTGGTTTTTCTCTATCCCATGACAAAAGATCATTGATTAACATCACCCGCTCTTCAATTGGCATGGCGGCGGCAGGGGTAAATATAAGTGGATTATCCGTCTGATTAAGCAAGTCCAACACTGTAACGCCCCCATCACGAGTGATTGTCTCCGTGCCCGCGGTTCGCGGGTCAATCCAACGGTCAACGATCATCTCGCGCCGGTCACCCGCCGTCTCCAGGCTCCAGATCAAGTCCGTATACTCGTTCACCCCACGGCCAGCCCCAGCCTTCTGTGCCGGGCCAGCTCGACCGTCGGCCTTGTCACTAGGGAGCGCCCATTCCCCGTAGCTTTGGTCGGGCCATTCCCGATAAACCCATAGTATACCGTATTTATCCACCCTACCCCAGAGCATGAACCAGTTCCGCGCCCCGGCAGGGTCAACGGTCATGTAGTTGCTCCCTTCGGGGATCAAGTCTTCCGGCTCACCCTTCCACAGGTTGTGGTCACCAAACATGGGAAACTCGGAGCCAGCCGTCTGATCTGCCCAGCCATAAGCGCGGATCTTGATGTCGTGGCTGGAGCGCCCCGAAAGCTCCTGCTTCATCCGTTCCCAGTTGTTGTACGGGTTAAGCTCGGTATGATACCAGATGCAGGCGTGTCGTCCGTACAGGTTCTCGGCCATGTAGGGCATCTCACCCTTGGGTACGGTAAGGACGTTGCTATTGGGCAAAAGCGGCGAGGGACGGCTGACGGTGACCTTGGTACTGTTGATGTACTCCTTCACGACCTGGGTGTACCCTTGCACCGGCGTAAAGGTGACGATCAGCTTGCCTGAGCGTGTCACAAGCCGGTAGCGAAGTGTCTCCAGCCAGTTCTGCGGGACAAGCTCGTCGCACCAGACGTAGTCCACCTCGCCACCTTCGACCACCTTAATGTCCTGGGCATAGTTCAGGAACCAGATCTGGTTGCCCATGTACACCGCCGTATTGTCGCTAAAGCCGTTCTTCTGGCTAAAACTAATTTGTGTATGATTAGTACGTTTAATGTTGCGAATCTCTGGTGGAAGGTACTTATAGAATACGTTCTGCTGTGCTGACACGCTGGTCATGTGGGTCGTGTGCAAACACCAGATGCGGATGTTGCGTTTACCCTGGCGTTCCTTGATCCAGTCGGGTGTAGTGCCGGACAGGTCAGTGCCGATAAACGCTTGAGCCATCCGTTTGGCTGCGTACTCGGTTTTTCCTGAATTGTGATGGGTTATCGCCGCATGTATGTAGTTATGATATACTGGGACGGTGAAATCCCACACAACGTCATTCCGTATAAATTGCACTGACTCTATCTTAAGGTCTTCACATGGATGAAAGAGCTCAGAGCTGGTAGACAGCTTTGAAATAGGCATCCACGTTTTATCTTTGCACAAAACAAGGTGTGCCCCTGAGCAAACAACCGATGTGCCAAGGTTTGTCTTTACCTCAAAGAGATCCGCATTTTCTTTCTTGAAAGGAACCTCAGCCTCAGCCACCACAACCTGCCCGGTTGATTCATCTATGGCCAGAACATGAAACGGCTTGTTGATGGCATCTACGCGCAGCTTCTTGCCGGTCTTGGCATCTGTGATCTCCGTCTCCCCAGCCAGGCATCTATTCCCGCCAAGGATGACCGTCTCGTTAAAACGGTTGAGCAGGCTGTCCGCGTCGGGCCAGTGCGCCAGTTCGTGCCCATACCGCATCGGATCGTTCTGTTCAGCCTTAATCTTGTTCTCCCGCATAAGGAACAGATCAAGCACCTTCTCCGGGCCAATGTTCTGGATCATAGCCAACCTTTCCCGCTTATTAGGCGCAGGCAGGATTGGATGATCCTCCAGCTTGTAGGCTAAAACTTTCTCGATAATTTCCTGATTTTCTTCATTCATAGTGTTGACGTTTTTCCACGATGCCCTATATTTGTTGTGTCGTCAAATAGGCGACCGTGTACCCTCTGCACCACCTGAAACATCGGACGCACAGGCGATTAAATGGTTCCAGCTATCCCTCTTGAGCTGGATTAAACATCTGCTTCGGTCTCAAAGTTGCAGAGTACTGACAGTCACGCCTACGAGAATGGCAAGAGTTTCCCGAACGGGTAGCCATCACTCAAGACTGTAATTGCGAAACGAACGACGACACTTATACGGATCGTTGATCTCATTTTTGTATAGTACTCCCCCAAGATAGGCAGTAATGCTGAGTCTTGGGGGTACTATGCTCACTCGCAACTCTCCTTGCCGGATTGTTTACCTCCTTCGGTGAGCAGCTTGCTGCGAGAGTGAGCATCTGGGCGAAGCCTAGTGCGAACGGCAACACGAAGCAAGAGTAAGAGAAAGTCACTAGAGAAGGGAAATATCACTAGTGATTAAGAACTTGATCTCAGCTTAAGAACAGATGATCCAAAGTATAGCCAACTCAAAGGTGTTAAGCTGCATCTCTTGCGCGTTCACCAAGCTTAAGCACCACTTAAGCGCGATATGCAGAACATAACCTGCGCTTAATGCGAACATAAGCGACTTAAGTTTGCTCTTAAGCCTTTCAAACTTGTCATATACCGCCAACTTGTCCTTGAGCGTCATCTTATGCATAGCGTCTTGTTCTTAACCCGAATGATTTGACCGCACTTAAGATTGAGTCCCTTGAGCCCCACAAACACTTGTTCCTCCTTATCCGTCTGCACCCAGCGCCGGTTCGGATACAACCTGACAATCTTCTGCTCCACACTTACCCCACTCTGCACAGGTTCCGTAACATGGGGCGCTTCTACTTGAGCCGGCACGTCCGCTTGCGGCTCAGGGGCGCTTTGCTCGGCCACTTCACCGGGCAGCGTGCCGTCCAACAGGTCGCTACGATAGATGCGCTTGAAGCTGCGAAAGCACTTCCGCTCGATGTAGTCCTCCCCGAGCTTGTACGACATAGGCCGATACGCCGGACCAAGATGCTGCTTAACCGTTTTCTCGCTTAGTGTGTACTTGATTGTCATAGTGACACCAACGGTACACTAGCGCAGTGTAGCGTGCAAGGCGGGGAAAGAGAAAGCCCGCTACGCTTATGCAGGCGTAACGGGCAATTCCCTTGTGCGAACTACTGACGACGAGGTGGACTATAGCATGGCGACGGTGATGTGCAAGCGCGAAGGGGGGCCAGTTGGCGAAAAAAGTCTGAGGGGGCTAATGCGTCGCCGTTGCCGTCGTATATCCAGGCGCGACCCCCGCCCCCCTATCGCCAGTTTTACTCTGTGAATTTGCCATTCCATATAACTATGTTTGTATTATGTTATAGCCAACCTGCTCAACCTCAACAGCTTGCAAGGGTGGCTCGATCGAGCTCGGCCGACAGCACCAAAGACGCGCAGTTTGTGGCATGCTGAGGCGCCGGAACGGGGT